AATCCATTCCCACCTCGTCACCTATTGACGACCCATGGATACAGACGTGTCATGACTCCAGTCAACCGGAAACCCATAGGGAATGGGGCTGAACCAGAACGTCCGATGGCATAAATGTACACAATTCCACAGAATATGTCAACACAAAAAGTAACACGATTTAGATTGCCTATATCGACATAACATGTTAATATATACATATGAATGAATGCTTATCTGTTCTCGTTGTCGAGCCTGATAGGGTGATTGACCCTGTCGAAATGGCACTCTATATCGCTGCTGGAGCGGAGATGGGTGCTGTGCCGGAAATCGTTGTGGACATTATTGAACAGACGCTGGAACCCGACTCCATCGAGGAAGCGACAAGCAATTATGGCAAAGAAATCAGCCCCATCTGAATCCGGTGAAACGCCTAAAAAGCGTGGACGACCACCGAAAACAACTGTTCATAAAGCCGAGATCGAAACCGAAGTCGAGCCTACTCCTAAAGTTAAGCCCAAGAAGGCTGTTAAGGTTCCTAATCTTGATACCCGTTACGACTTTAGTGATGACGTTGAAGCCAATCTGGAGATGATGACGACAAAGCCAGCGTTCCTGACTCGCAAGGGATTGGCTAACAATCAGCCTCAGAAGAAGATACGTAATCACTGGGCCAAGATTATCGAGTCGGCAAAGATGGGTTATGAGATCAGTGCAATCGCTAAAGCTATCGGCGTGCATCGTAAAACGCTCTGGTTGTACATGAAGAAGAACCCACAGCGAAAAATAGATTTCGATAATGCCCAGAACGCGACTCGAGACCTGTGCGTAAACGTGATTCTGGACGCTGCCAAGAAGGGCAACTGGATTCCTGCGGCATGGTGGCTTGAGCGTACCAGGGGCATGGAATTCGCCAAACCAGAGGTCAAGTTGCAGTTCTGGGACAGACAGATGTCGAACGACCAGGTTGAGCAGCGAATCGCAGGGAAAACACTGGCAGAAATTAGTTCAGAACTCTCGAAGCAGTACCAGGGGAACGAAAATGTCAAAAAATATGTCGATGGATCAAGACGACTTCCGGCTGGAACGAATGAATCAGAACTCCCTGTTCTCGCAGCTTCGGAAGGAGAAGACGGGTCGTCGTCAGATACATAATGTCAGCACGTTTACGCCTCAACAGTTGCAGTTCTGGGTCTCTCCGTCAAAGCAGAAGTTTTTTGTGGGTGGAGTTGGTGCTGGGAAGACTCGCGCTGGCGTGATCGAGATCATGAACCAGCCTAAAGGAACGCTTACGATTGTCGTTGCACCGACTTTCACGATCCTCAAGGACTCCACGTTCCGTATGTTTGAAGAGTTGTATGGTCAGTCTGGGCTGATCATGAGCCACAACAAAACGGACATGGAAACGAAGGTCAAAGGCGACCGGACAATTCTCTGGAGATCTGCGGATAAGCCGGACCGTCTGCGTGGAACGAATGCTGGGGCTGTGTACATGGATGAGGCCAGCTTCTGCGACGAGGATACCTATAAGGTTCTGCTGGGCCGCTTGAGAAAGAATCCAGGGAAACTCTGGGCCACTTTTACGCCTCGCGGGAAGAACAGGTGGGAATATCGAGCCATCCAGGCTGGCATTGCCGAGATGATTCATGCTCCATCATATTCCAATACGTTCAACCCTGACTTCTTCGTGCAAAGCCTTAAGGCAGCGTATGATGGGGCATTCTACTCGCAGGAAGTCGAAGGGCTGTTTTGCGATACGGACGGGGCGTTGATGAAATCATCGTGGATCAGACCATGGCAAGGCCCGATACCCGAGAGGCTCATTATGTGCCGGAGTTGGGACTGTGCTGCCACTGTGGGAAGAAGGTCGGATTACACGGTTGGGACGCTAATGGGCCTGATTCCTGGTACTGAGAAGGTGATCATCTTTGACCAGATACGCCAGCAGTATTCAGCTGAAGACGTTGATCCCAAGATCTCGCAGACATCGGATGAGGATGGACCTGGGACAACGATTGTGATTGAGGTTGAGCCTGGCTCGGCAGGGAAACGGTTATTGCAGCATCAACTGAAGAATCTGGCCGGAAGGCGTGTTGCCTGGAGTTCACCTGGGTCAAACAAGCTGACAAGGGCAGTCCCTTTTAGCCGCGCGGCATCTGCTGGAAACATTTTCTATGTTCTTGGAGGCTGGACGGATGCATGCTTCGAGGAGATCGATTCGTTTACTGGGACTCCTGCGGATGTACATGACGACTGCGTGGATAGTATCTCGTTAGGTTACACGCATTTATGCGGTAATATGAGAAGAGTGATTGCTGTTTGACAGGCATTGTGATATTCTGCGTTGACATATTTACAGGGTCTACTGGAGTGTCACATGCGGGAAATGCATCTATTTGCTGGGGCTGGTGGAGGAATCCTTGGTGGATTGCTATTGGGTCATACGCCTGTTTGTGCTGTGGAGATTGATCCATATTGCCAGAAAGTCTTAAAGCAACGCCAGGCTGATGGAGTCCTGCCAGAATTTCCAATCCATGGAGATATCAAGGAATTCGATGGGAGACCTTGGAAAGGTAAAGTGGATTGTGTGTGTGGTGGATTTCCCTGTCAGGATATTAGCGAAGCTGGAAAAGGAGTGGGTATACATGGCTCGCGTTCGTCGCTCTTCTTTGAACTCATCCGAATTGTGCGTGAAGTGGAACCCCGATACATCTTCCTGGAGAACGTGTCAGCCCTCGTTACTAGAGGACTCGACGTTGTTCTCGGGGCGTTGGCCGACCTCGGGTTCGATGCGGAATGGTGTGTACTCTCAGCGTCCGACTGTGGAGCCAATCACCTCAGGAAACGAGTCTGGATCTTGTGCCGGAAGCAAGATGTGGCTGACACCCCGAGCATCGGACACTGGCAAGGGCGAGAATACGGAGACGTTCATAGCACGGAATGCGGACAGGACGGCGAAGTGCGCAGGCTCATTGGCAGCACAGGTTCGACATCCCCAGACCTGGCCCACGCCGACCACAATGGATCACATGAACCCGAAGACCCCGAAGGCGTTAATCAGGGAGATGACGGAAGTCAGGCCTGGTCGCACCTCGCCGAGCAACTTGAGGGACCAGGTTTATTGGGGCAAGACCTACGAGGAGGTGAAGCTCAATCTTTCGGCCCAACAGAATCCGGAATTACGTTCACAGGAGATAGATCGCCGACCGATGTTGCGGAAGGACTGGCCGACACCGAGCGCGAGAGATGGGAAGGGCGGGTTTATCGGGGGGAGGATTCGGAACGGCAAATACAGTTGGGCTGCACTGGATATAGCGGTTCAGTATACGGACAACCAGTCGAAAATTCTGGGCCACCTGAATCCGGACTGGGTGGAATGGTTAATGAACTTCCCGATTGGGTGGACATCTATCGAGCCTCTAGCAGTGACTGGTGGACTTCCGAGCCTCCTGTCAACCGATTGTCCATCGGAACCAAAGACCGAACAGGACGACTCCGAGGACTAGGAAATGCACAAGTGCCAATTGTTGCAGCAACAGCATTTGAAATCCTCCTCCAGCGATACGAGTCTTGACTGGATTCCAGTTGTATTCGCTTCGGATTGCGATGAGGATGGAAATTGCCCATGCGGCGTTGACTATGCCGAGGACTGCCTGATGCCTGGGCCAACTCAGGATGAATTTGAATACGTTGAAATCGACGGTGTAATGCTTGGAAGAAGGATCGAATCGTGACAAACTGGATAACCATTGTGGGGCGTGATAAACGCTCCTGCATCTACTGTGGGATCAACGACTTAACCGTCACTGTCTCTATTGTCAATAATGACAAGGAGGCTTTGGCGGGAAACTCTGCTGTTGTCTGCAAGGAATGCAGGAAAGCAAAAATTAAAAAGTCGCTAGGGATGCCTGGGGCGAGAGCTTTTGCTGCTGAGATTAAGCGTAGAAACAAGATGGCAGGGATTGCCAATAGCGAGCCTGTAAAGCCACCTACGGACGACGAACAGGTCAATGTGGGTAACTTTGTCAGGAGATTGCCTCCGAGAGGCTGTTACCCATATTCTGTGCGTGAAATCGATGTTCAGTATTAAAAAAAGACCCCTCAAGCAACAAGCTCAAGGGGCTGATGGATTCTGATCGTCCGTGACCAGGACTGAGCAAATATTGTACACGCAGAATTAGGATCTGGCAAGTCAGACGTTCAATTCCCGTGAAAGTTGGTAAAGCAGCTTCTTGGCAAAGTCTTCTGACTGCCTTATTTCGCAGTTGGGCCATTCTCCCGCCTTCTCGTACATTTCTACGAGGTCTTTATAGGCTAATCGCCCACGTTTCCGCAGCTTTTCAGGAGTGAATGTGGATTCGATTAAGGCTGTCATGCCTTCTTCTGCCTCCTCTTCGGTCATTCGATAGCCATAGACTTCGTCTTCTGACTCTTCTGTTTCTTCGATCTCATCTTCGTATGGCATTTCTCTATCCTTTCGAGTAAGTGGGTAAGGGACGGATGAATTCTATCTCATGGATGATCAGGGCGCAAGGGGGGACTTGGTTTTTTCTTGCGGTATGTAGCCAGTTTCGCATTCACCTTCCTCGTCCCAAACCCTGACTGCTATAGCAGGAACGCAATCGCCTATCCAGTCCTCGCATGGAGCAAGGTCGC